AGTACAAACACCTTTCAAAATCAATTGACGTTCTAACAACTTCAAAAACAATGATGAAAACTTATTACGCAGTCGCATAATGAATTTAGAGAACTTCACTTCATCACGAGTAATTTCTGTTGCACGTCCCAATGAAAATGTTTGTTCGGGCTGCAATCTTGTTGATGGAACATTCAGAGACCGATACAACAGATTCTGAAAGTAAACAACATCATCCATTTCACCAAGGTTTTGTCCGCCTGGTAAAGTTGTGATTTCAGTTCCTCGACCACCTTCTCGTCTCGGCAACCAAAAATCTTCAAGCATTGTCATAAACTTACGATCATCACGAATCTCACCAGTCTCAGAATCATATACAACTTTATTCTTGAACTTCGCCATAATGTCACGAAGATATTGTTCTGCCTTCGCCTTTGGCAACCCACCAACATCAACATAAAAGATTCGTCTCTCCGGCGCCCGTGAAATACGATAAATCACCATCGAATCTTCCATTGACCGCAACTGGTTCATTGGTCGAATTGCTTTGTGCAGATATGAAAGAATCAAATTGTTATCCGATCCTTGATAACCACTCGTGCAATAAACAATAGAATCTTTCGCAATCTTCAAACCTTGTTGACCAGCAGCACTCGTTGATGCACCAGCAATACTATAGTTTGAATATGAACCAGAGTTCTTCAGAAAACCTGTTTTATTATAAACATAGTATTCCGATTTCACTCGCTCTACATTAACACCTTCTTTTGTTTTTTCTCTTTTGACCTCACGAACCTTTTTAATGTTTCGTGGATCAACATATCTCAGTTCTTTGATTCCCTCTTTCGGTTTGTTTTCATCAATCATTACGTGATAGTACAAACGACCATCAATATACCAACGACGAAAGATTTCATAACTGAGATCAGTGAATTCTAAGAGATTGAGAACGTTTTGAAATTCTTCTTCAATCTTTGTTTTGATACTTTTGGGTGCTTCTAAATCATCGAGAACCAACGCAACCGTTTCTTCTTGTGAGTTCTCAACAATTGCTTCGTTAACAATATCCTGAATTGCTAAGTCAACAATCGGATCAAGTGCAAGCGCGCGATACTTTGTAACGAGTTCTGCTTCTGTTCGCAAAGTGCCGTCAAGGTCGATATATGTACCGGTGACACCGCCCTCTGATACGACAAGAGAACCGTCATCATTTGATGGCGGTGCAAAGGAAACTCTTTGTTTCGCTTCCTTTTCTTCTGTCTCTTTGCGTTTTATTTCAAATCCAAAAATATCCACTCTTATTTCTCCATTCTAAATATTTCAAAAGACGGGGGCCCGAAGACCCCCGCATACATAACTTTATTTATTAGGAACCTTCGTTCATAAAATCGAACGCCCACGTGACTTCGTAGGTTCCGATTTCGGTAGATTCCCAAGATAACTCGATCGTACCAACCTCTTGTGGCCAAAGTCCAACAAGGTTGTAACGACGAATGACGCTACCGTTTTTACTATAGAGAAGAACCTGTGCATCTTCTTTATATTCCTCGTTAAACTCATCCCGAATATTGGTATCACCTTGGTTGATTGCCATACTCCAACGTTCGAGTTGATCGCGGACCGAAAAGTCCTCTTCAACCATAACGGTCGTTGACCATTCTGCATAAGTTCGGTTGCCAGCAATTTTAATCTGACGACCAAAATATGGAACAATGATCTGTTCGACTGACATAGCTGGAACGTTAGATGTCTGCGCGAGAAAGTTGAAATCCTGACCCAATCGACCGGGAATCTGGACCTCGAACAGACTCGGACGATAACCACCGCGTGGTAATCCTCTTGATTTAAAATCTGTTACGCTAAAAGCCATTTTGATCTCCTGTTATTATCTTTAACTATTTATTAGAATTGACCAATGATTTCAGAGAATTCAACACCACTGCGAACAGCAACAAAGTTCAATTGAATGAAGTTGATTGCACGTGCAGGTTTGATGTAGATGTCTCCAACAAATTCACCGCGATCAATGACTTCGCCTGTGTTATTCGTCTGATCACAAATGACCGCAAAATCAGCGATACCATTGCGACCTTGAACATCACGCAAAAACGGAACAACAAAATTAACAAATGAAGATCGAGTAAACTCATCGTTGAATTCGAAGAGCGTTGATTGTGAAGCGCGCGCAATGGCTTTCTCAAGAACAATGAACAATCGACGAACGTTGATTCGATCAAAGTCAGATGGTTTGGACAACAATGTTTTGTCACCAAACATAATGATTCCTTGACCGGGGAAGTTCACGATTGGATTGATACCGTTCTTGTAAAGGAGATCACGTTGCGCTTGTTTTGGATTCCAAGCAAGTTTCACAATATTACGGATTTGACCGCGATTGAAACCAGCAGGTGAGAACCAAGCATCACGCTCATCATCAGTACGTGCGCAAAGACCTGCGATGTCACCATTCAACGGAATCCAGCGATAGATGTCGTTGTACTTGTCGTACATATATTTGTAACCACAATCCATCACCGCATATGAGGTTGAACGAAGTGCATTGCGGAACTCAATCACATCGTCCTCGATATCCAATGCATTATTGACTACGTCTTCACGTTCTGGTGAAATCAACGCAACACAGTCTTTACGAGACTCAACAACGTTATCGATAATGTAGTTTGCAACTTGTTCGCCGTGATCTCCGCCTCGTGCTTTACCAGCAATAACCAATGAAATATCAAAGTCTTCAGGTGACTTGAATTGGTCATATGCCAACATCACTGCTGAAGGTGCAACTGCCTCTTCAGATGATGAGTCAGCGCCTTCCTCAAAAGAAATGTCATATGGAAGTTCGTTTGAAGAACTCTCCAACAGTTCAGCACTCGCTGAAGCAGCACCAGCACGATCGTTCGCGAACCAAACAAATCTTGAACCAGAGTTGATCACATCGCCGTAGTAGTTACTGGCGCCGTCTGCGTTTTTAGAATCAGTTGCGCGTGACAATGCTTCAAACACCTCAAGAACTTCGCCTGGTGTGCCTGTAATCTTACCATCTTCATCAGTCACAACAACGTGCAGTTCATCTTGTGCAGATGTGTTACCCTGTTGAGACTGATATGTTGATTGACCGGGAGCCAAATCAACAAGATTCCAGTGTTTCCACCGACGTTCAATTGAAGATGACTCAACATTTGATGCGAGCGTCAGACGATCTTCGAAACTAATAATGAATACAGCAGCACCATCAGGATCACCGGGAACCGATGCAGGTGATGTAACGTTAGTCACCTCAAGGAATTGATAACCAATTGAAGAGTTACCAGCACGAACCACGTCACCAGCTTGTAACGCATTGACCGCTGAGTTTGCAGCGACAAGTGACACGTCAGCGTTTGCTGCGTCGTGTGCAACACTTACAGTTGCAGTGTTAGAACCAACAGTGAATGAAATTGATTCATCAATTGTATTTGCTTCCAAATCAGTCAAATCAATAACTTGTTGAAATGCATCTGCACTATCACAGACTGAAACTCTCAAGGAGTTACCAAGTTCGCCTGGATATTTTGCAATCCACTCAATACCTGATGGGAATGATGCAATGGTGTCAAAGTGTTCTTCGTTTTTGACCACTGCTTGTTCAAGTTCAGTGTTACTAACAGACTGCGTGCTTGCAACGGCGTTGAAAGACGTGCCTTCTTCATATGCACGACTTACAAACAGACTGTTACTATAAGCAAGAAAACTTGCCGCTGAAAAGAATGTTTCGGCGTTATCTGCAGTTGGTCGGCCATATTTCGAGACCAACTGATCTTCAGTCGTAACCAGAGTTGCTTTTTCAACCGGACCCCAACGGAAAACGCCACCGATAGCTGCATCAGTGGTTCCAACCGAAGGAATAGCAGTTGTCAAATCAATTTCTTGGACCTGAACGCCTGGACTTAATTGAAAAGACATATTTTTATCTCCCGTGAATGATTTACCATATATTATAATTCAATATGGTTATTTATAAATTTATCGTTTTTATCAGAAGAAGTCATCGTGTAGAAAGGAATCTCCCTTCGAAGAACGAATTGCAGGTTCTTCAAAAACATCTTGACCTGTGTCTAAAATACCGAAAGGAGTCAGTTGATCCATTATTTGTTCTTCATTGTAGTCTCGCAGTTCTGCTATTGTATTTATATCTGTCAAATCTTTGAAGAATTTCTGATTTGATAACCACGCAAATAAGACTAAACACATCACGAGATCATCGTGACATCCCGGTTCTGCTTCCCAACTACTACCTTTCTTGCTGAATGTAGATAACTCTTTTACTGTGTCGAAGTCGTGCAACACCAACTGATTCTGTTCAATCAACAGTTTCAATACTGAACAACCGTTTGCTTTGACGGTTTTAGTAGTTCGAACACCTTTATCGCCCTTTGCACTAAAACCTGCAGTCAAACGTTTTCCCGCACGACCCGAACTTTCTGTGAACAATATATTTTCATATTCAAAATCTTCAAAGAGTGTTGATGAAACCTGTTCTCCAATATCATTGACTTCAACCAACACTTGTGCGTCATTATAATGTTTTGCCAAGGAGTGTATTACATTTGCATAATCAATTGGTGTTACCATATTGTCACGATAAACACACACCTGTTCATACGGCATCTTTGTCACATCAATGATTTGAAATGCCGAATAGTCTAAACCTTTACCTCTTGAAACATCAACAACCATTGCGTATGAATGATTCTGTTTTGGTTCAACATACATTGAGATACCGTGGTTTTTACTGATCGGTTCATCGTATGTCAGTTGTTTCAACTTCCAACCAGAAATCAATGTGCCTGAACTACCAATGAAAGAACAACACATCTCTTGTTCAAACTGTTCTTCATCAAAATCAATCGATGCGAGATACTCTTCTCGCCACTTTTCATCACGACCAGGCACCGCATCCCACTTCACTTCAACAAACTGATACCCGTTACTTTCTTCACGAGCACCCTTACAAGTTTTATAGAAGTGATTCAGACCATTTGGTGTAGATGTGAATAGTACTTTTGTCGTTTGACCAGATACAATAGTTGGCATTACCGCAGATGAAAAGTCATCCCAGTTATCAACAAACGCAGTCTCATCAATATACAACATTGCAACTGACTTACCACGAATCGCACTTGAACTGGTCGCAGCAGCAATGATCTTTGAACCATTCTCAAACTCAACACTCCCTTTATTCCATTCAACCACACCCTGTTGCAACCATTTAGGCAAGTGTTCATACGCAGTTTGAATGCGGTCAAGAATTTCTCTCGCACTGTCGCCTTTGTTTGCAAGTAACGCAACAAGTTTATGGGGATTGAAAAGAACGAAATGAAGAATCACACAAACAGCAGTGGTTGTTTTACCTGCTTGTCGTGAAGTGACTACACAAGTTCTTCGATGATTGAAAACCTTATCAACAATTTCTTTTTGATAATCATACATTGAGATTGAAATGAGTCCGTGATCAACATGCACGATTTTAATATAATTTTCAGCAAAGTGGATTGGGTCTTTCGCGCACTTTGCGTATTCTTGAATCATTTCTGGTGTCCAGTCGATATCGACACCCGAGCGTTTTAAGTTGCTATTGCCTAAGTAAGTTTTATAATCAATTATGTCATCAATCTTCATTTTCATTTGACTTTTGTATTAGCTCAAGTACGTCCTTGGTAGATCCAACGAAAAGATTATTATTGACTGTTGATGATTGTTCTTCTTTCTTATCACTAATTTTCTTTTTCTTCTCATGCATATCCAATAAGTCTTTGTTCGTCTCAACCATTTGGCGAATCATATTAGACAATACTTCATACGCACGAGGATGCTGCGACTGATCAGCAATTGCCATCATTTGATCAATCGCGGTCGAACCACTGGAAATGAGGTCATACAAGTTTTCACGAACATACTTCAGATCTGCATCGACCTGTTCATCTTTATTCACCTGTTTATTTTCGTGATACTGAATTGGAAGGTTGCCTTCATTTGATTTACTATCAAGAGGTTCCAAGTCCAGTATTTCACTCATCTTATCCTTACTCATAACTCTTCAGTTCGTGTAATAAATCCAAAGTTATCTTCCGCAGAAATTTCACTCCGATCAACAGTGTTATTTGCGTCTGATGTTGGATTGCCATTCGCATCCAAACCAGGCGTTACCGTAACACGTGAATTACCCTCTGCAACACCAACTGCATCTTGAATATCATCAAACGCATTGACATCGAAGAAAGTAGTATTCGCAAGGTTGATAACACCCTGACGTTTTGTTGGACCAAAGAAGTAACCCTTCATTGTGAATGACAACGTCCAAATCAACGAACGTCTTTCTTCGAACGATCCTTCATAGACATCATCCTGTGACACACTATTGAGAATCAAAGGAATATCCAAAGTGATATTCGGATCAGAAATCAGTTGAACAGTCGTGGTCCATTCCGGTGTGAAGTACGGAAGAATCTGTTCAAGAATCATTGTACCATCTGAAGTATTCTTGACAAAAATTGACAAGTCAAAAGTGATGTTGTAAGGTACAGGATTATACTGATACTTTTGAACGTTATCATTATTCTCCGCAGTCTTTCTTACAAATCGATTGATCGATGTCAGTTTACGAGATGAATCATACTCAAATCCGGTAATCTCAAACCCCATACGAGGCAAAACAATCGCAAAAGGTTGTTGCAACGGATCATAGTCTTCGTCAATGCCTTCAATGCGCGCCAACATCTTTTCACGAGGACTGTATGACAATGGAATCTTTTGTGAATTGACTACACTACCGTCACTGTCTTCACGATTGACCCAAATGTCGTTGAAGAGTGTGCCAAATAAGGTCACATACTTACGCAATGTTCCGTGATAAAAAGTTTTACCAAACATTAGTATTCACTCTCCGAGAAAGGATCAATCTCACTCCAATCAATAATCGTATCACCCTCTGACTCAAACGTATCATTATCTGCGAACTGATCATTGTCGAAGTAAGTGTTAGAGATGTTGATCGGTCTTCCAGTGTTCGCATCCAGAATAATTTCACCGTTTGCATTTGCTTCAACACTTGTTGAGTATTTCTCTTCAAGATTATCAATCTGCGGAACACCTGTATTCAAATCTTCATTACTATACTCAAACAACTCACAACGAAGATCATACATTTGAAGACCACCAAGTTGATAAAACACTGGTTCGTGTTCAACAAACTTGACCACATAAATCTTCTCAGTCAATGGGAAGAAGATCAGATCACCTTCTTGTGGTCGCGATGTAATCTCTTCTGCACCAATGTCATCGTGAAAAACGCGTTGCGCAACAGTGAAAGTAATTTCATCACGAATCTGAATATTGAACTTCGAAAGAAAGTCACCCTCTCCTTCAAACCCTTCAACATTCTTCACATACATCTCAATCAGATATGCATCATCATAAGACGATACCGTATCTTCATTGAATACCTCATCCTTATTATTCACCGTTCGAGGGCAATAATAAAGATCAATACCATAGATACGAATAGACTCG